TGAGTTGTTTAGTACTAGGAACCCCTGTTAACAATGAGCCCCTACTCACTCAATTAATTGGAAGAATAATAAGAGTAGAAAAGAATAAAAGGCAACCCGTTGTAGTAGATATAAATTTACAAGGAAAAACAGCAAGGAGACAAGCTAACAATAGGAGAGGATATTACATGAAACAAGGATATGAAGTAAACCACCTATGAAAAAATACTTCTTGACAACAGGTCGAAATTTTAGTATAATATAATGATACGATATAATTGGAAGAAGATTCTAAAAGATAGTAACAATAAGGTCGCTGATATATTGCTGATAACATGGTATGTTACCTATGGGTATCCACCTACCAGTAAAAGAGACAGACTATTTAAGTTCTACGGAAAGAACTATTTGGGGGACAGTTTCTTGATCTACCCAGAAGGAATTTATAAGTATCGGAAGACTGCATCAGATTCGGAATGGGCAGCGTACATTGGGATAGCTTCTTATAGAAGTTATAACGAGTATTTAATAAATAATAAATTAACAATTGAGGTAGAGGGCGTACCGAAACGACTTCAGCCTATAATATTAAAAAACAGACTACTTAAAGTAGAAGATGGAATTGTTCATTTTCTATATGAGAAGTCACATTTGGAGAAATAAAATGGCATTAAATTTTGCACAACTAGAAGGAAAGGCTAAGAAGTCTTCCCTGAATCAATTTCAATACGTAGATGGGGACAATGTTGTCCGTATGGTCGGAGATATACTTCCTAGATATGTATATTGGATAAAAGGTGAGAACGCGAAAAATATTCCTATGGAATGTTTATCCTTCAACCGTTCAACAGAAACCTTTGATAATAAAGAGAAGGATTGGGTTAAACAATATAGCCCAGAAATGAAGTGTGGTTGGTCTTACGCCACACAATGTATAGACCCCAAAGATGGACAGATTAAAGTTCTAAATCTAAAGAAGAAATTGCTTGAACAAATTCAGCTAACAGCTGAAGATTTAGGAGACCCCTTTAATACAGAAACTGGTTGGGATGTACACTTTAAAAGAGTTAAGACTGGTCCAATGGCATTTAACGTAGAGTATCAATTACAAGTACTTAGATGTAAAACTAGAGCATTAAACGACGAAGAAAAAGCGTCTATAGAAGAACTTAAATCAATGGATGAAGTCCTTCCTAGACCCAGTCCTGATGCTCAAAAAGAATTATTGGATAGAGTTAGAGCAGGATCAAGTGATGCTCCTGCTGATGTGGCATCAGAATTTAAAGATACTGGCGAGAAGAAGTGGTAGTACTTTTTACGGCAGATTGGCATTTAAAGCTAGGACAGAAGAATGTCCCGTTGAAATGGGCAAAGGACCGATATCATGAGTTCTTTGACCAAATACGTAAAGTAGAAAAAGATGTTGAACTGCATATTATTGGGGGTGATTTATTTGATAGATTACCCTCAATGCCAGAACTAGAGTTGTATTTCGACTTTATAAGTGAAGTACAAGTTCCAACAATTATATTTGATGGAAACCATGAAGCAACTAGAAAGAATAAAACATTCTTTTCACAGTTAAAACATGCTAGTGAAAAACTGAATCCACTTATAGAAATAGTGGACTATACTGATAAAAGAGAACATTTCAGTATACTTCCTTATTGTGACTTACATACTAAATGGAACCCAGTAATTAATTTAAATATAAGGAAGCCTCTATTCACTCATGTTAGAGGATCTATTCCACCCCATGTGACACCAGAGATAGATTTGGCAAGGTTATCTCAATTCCCTGTAGTATTTGCAGGAGATTTACATAGTCACTCTAATACACAGCTAAATATAGTATACCCAGGTAGTCCTATGACTACACAATTTCACAGGACGGAAGTTAAAACTGGGTATCTATTAATAGACATGATGGATTGGGCTTGGGAATGGAAAGAATTTAAGTTGCCACAATTAATTAGAAAGACGGTCACGGACCCGGAAGCCATGATCCCAACTACATATAATCACACGATCTATGAGTTAGAAGGGGACGTGGCTGATCTTTCATTAGTTAAAAATACAGAGTTACTTGATAAAAAAGTAATTAAAAGAAAAACAGAAGCTACTTTGATATTAGATAGTAATATGTCAATGGAAGAGGAGTTGGCGGAATATCTTAGTTATATTCTAGAGTTAAAGGACAAAACAGTAAAACAAATAATAGGAATTTTTCATGATCATTCTAAAGAAGCTAGAGTGGGATAACTGCTTTAGTTATGGCAAACAAAATAGCCTTGACCTTAATAGTAGCACTCTCACTCAATTGGTGGGTACCAATGGTACAGGTAAGTCTTCTTTACCCCTTATTATCGAAGAGGTCTTATACAATAAAAACAGTAAAGGAATAAAGAAAGCGGACATACAAAACCGTTTTAAGAATGCTGGGTATAGTATAAAACTGACTTTTTCTGTTGATGATAAAGAGTATAAAATTGACGCAAATAGAAGTAGAGGAGCTATAAAGGTAAAGTTATATGAAAATGGTGAGGATATTAGTAGTCATACTGCTACAAATACTTATAAAACAGTTCAAGAGATTTTGGGATTGGATTTCAAAACGTTCACGCAACTTGTATATCAAAATACGAATGCTTCTTTACAGTTCTTAACAGCGACAGATGCTAATAGAAAGAAGTTTTTAATTGAGTTATTAAACTTAGAGGACTATGTAGAATACTATGATGTATTTAGAGAACTTTCCCGACAAATGGGACAAGATATTTCAAAGTATGATGGAAAAGAAAAAACAATTGTAAAATGGTTAAATGACAATAAATTGAAAGATACTACCATAGTGCCAATGAAAAAATTACCCGAATATTCGGAAGTTGACGAGAAGGCACTAAGAGATTTATCAATAGACTTTGAAAATATAGTTGAGAGAAATCAAAAAATTAATGATAATAATACATATAAGCAACTATTTTATCAGCTGGACTTAGGTTTAATACAAAGTAAGCTAAAAGAGCCTGGATCTTATCATGACTTAATTGCCAGACAAGGTTTATTAAAAGGGTACGTAGGGGAATGGAAAGATAAAGAGAAAAAATATAAAAAACTAGAAGGAAGCTGTCCTACATGTGAACAACCTGTAGATGAACAGTTAATACAAGATTTAATAGATGATGCGAAACAAATGGCAGACGATCATCAGATAGAAGCAACAGGTTTAGAAAATGAAATTAATGATAGAAAAGATCAAGAAACTGAATATGAAAAGTATACAGATACAAAGCGAGAATTTGAGAACTTGCATTCACGAATCGACAATGATCTTCCTACTCATACTCTCCATGCTGGTGATTTATCTTCTAGAATACAATTACTCAAAGCGAAGATCACTGACGCCAAATCGCAGATACAAAAAATAGCAGAGAACAATGAAGAAACAACAAGAAAGAACACAAGGATACAAGTTATCCTCGAACAGACAGGAGAGTTTGAAAACGAACTTGAAGAAGTTACGAACAAACTATCTGAAATCGAAGAAAGATCAGGGCACATAGAAATCCTCAAGAAGGCATTTAGTACTAATGGTCTGATTGCCTACAAGATAGAAAACATGGTAAAAGACCTCGAGGATTTAGCCAATGATTATTTAGCGGAGTTGAGCGACGGGCGGTTTAGCATCAATTTCGTAGTGACTAATGATAAGTTAAATGTAGAAGTCACAGATAATGGTAAAATAATAGGTATAACCGCATTAAGTAGTGGAGAATTGACGAGAGTTAATACAGCGACTTTAATAGCAATACGAAAATTGATGAGTAGTATTTCGAAGAGTCGTATTAACGTTTTATTCCTTGATGAAGTTATAAATGTTTTAGACGAACAAGGAAGAGAAAAGCTTGTTGAAGTTTTGCTTCAAGAAGAGGACTTAAATACTTATATCGTATCTCATGGGTGGACACACCCTTTATTAGAGAAGATAGAGGTTATTAAAGAGGATAATATAAGTAGGTTAGAATGAACAATAAAAGGTGGAACAAAGGAGCTGCCGCAAGAAGAAGAAGGTGTTATTACATGAAAAATGAAACAACAATTAAAGATATAATAGAAAAAAGTCATAAGGCATATGAGGGTAAGTTTTGGAATAGATACATTAGAGAATTTCAAACTTGGAAAGAGAGTCAAAAATGGGAAGAGAAGTTTGCGTCATTTTGTAGTAGAATGTGGCTAGACTATTCTG